AGAAGATAGAGAGGAGTGATTTATATATTTGATTTCCTATTAATCGCAGGCATTGCTTGTATTGTTTCGGGGTTCTTCCTGATTGGTATTGTGCAAGGTGCTATGGCGTTGGGCGTCGGTTTTATTGTCATGGCCGTATTGGTTGCGGACGCACAAGTATTCACCTATGAAATTGAAACAGAGGACGAGGATGAGGATTCCTAGTCCTTTTTTTGTGCAAAGAGAGGGGGTGAAAAATGTTAGAAAAAGTAATGGCAAGACGCCAAAAACAACGCGTTGAAAAAAGAGAAGTTGTCGCAACGCCGAATGGAAACCTTGTAGAAACGGACGGAACAGCTTGGAGTACGTTGGTGGATGTTTTGAATCAATCGACTTCCACCAGCCTAACAAAAAGCAACGCGACGAGTTTTAACACCATATATAGCTGCGTGAACGTTCTATCGGACGACATCGCAAAATTACCATGGAAAACATACAAGAAAACAAATGGTGTAATCAATCGTAAAGCGGAACACCCACTTGATTACTTGCTAACCAAACGCCCGAACGAATACCAAACACCTTTTTCGTTTAAGAAAGCGATCATGGTTGATGTACTGACGCGTGGAAATGGATATGCCCTGATTGAATACGATGATAAAGGTTATCCGCGATCCCTTTTGCCACTTGCAGAATCGGCTACACGTTTTTGTATCGACTCGAAAACAGGCAAATCATTCTACCGAACAACGTACCGTGACAAACAAATTGATTTATATCCATTTGAAGTGTTTCACGTTCGGGGGCTTGGGAATGGATTGGTCGGACAAAGCCCTATCGAAGTGATCCGGACGCAGGTTGAAGCGAATAAATCGGCAGACTTGCATAACCAATCATTGATTGAAGGTGGAGGCGTTCCGAAAGGCGTGTTGCGCGTCCAACAGTCACTTGCAAAAGATTCTAAGGATAGAGTTCGTGACGAATGGGTAAGAGCGAACAGCAATCAAGCAATCGCGATTATCGACAATGGTTTGGAGTACCAACAAATGGGAATTAGCCAAGTGGATATGGCTTTCATCGAATCCAAGAAATTGAATCAGCAAGAAATTGCGGCCATCTTCAAAGTTCCGTTACACAAAATTAACCAATTGGATAACGCGACATTCTCGAATATCGAACACCAATCACTTGATTATATAAAAAACACATTGCAGCCGTGGATTGTCCAACTGGAAGAGGAAGGCAACTACAAATTCTTTTCTACTCAGGAAAGCAAAACCGGCTATTATACAAAATTCAATATCGACTCAGAGTTGCGTGGAGATGCGGAAACGCGAGCCAAGGTGCAAGAAATCAAACTACGAAATGGACTCATTTCAGTCAACGAAGGCAGGGGCCAAGACGAGCAATCGCCTTTCGATATGCCACTTGCTAACGAGCCGTTGATTACACTCAACTACACGCCATTAAGTCGATTAGAAGAGTATCAATATTCGGGCCTGACGCACCTAAACGAAGCGGCGGAAGAGAAAGGAGGTGAGAATGAATGACGGAAAAAGAAATTAGAAGTATATCGAGTACGCTTGAATTGCGGGCCGCTGAAGGTTCTGAAAAAGAAGTAATCACTGGATATGCACTCAAATTCAACCGATGGTCCAGCGTGCTAGGTGGGTGGTTCAAAGAAATTATTGATCCGCGCGCTTTAGATCAGGCCGATATGACAAATGTAGTTGCTTTGTTTAACCACGATGAATCAAAGGTACTTGCACGAACAGGTATCAACTTGAAATTGAACGTGGACGACATTGGATTGCGTTTTGAATTTGCGCCAAATGGCACAACCTATGCAAAAGACTTATTAGAGAATATTCGTAGTGGAATCATTACGCAATGTTCTTTTGCTTTTACCATCCCGAATGAACGTGATGCCGAGGAATGGACAGACGGTGAGGAAGGTATCATGGAACGCAGAATCAAACGATTCGCAAAAATTTATGATGTTTCTGCCGTAACCACACCGGCCTACCCTGACACTGATGTTGTCGTTGGAGCGAGAAGCAAAGAATTGGCAAATAGCATTACGAAACAAAGTGTCGAGGAACAACGAGAGCGGGAAGCACTCGAATTGGAGTACAGCTACATCACACAAAACTAAACCCAAACAGAAAGAGGTACATTTATGAACTTAAGAGATCTATTACAAGCCTTTAACGAAAAACGCACAGCTTACGACACATTGCGTGACAACAAGGCTGATGTTGCTGAATTGCGCGTAGCTATGGAAGAAATGCGTGCAGCGAAAGAAGCCTACGATTTGGAAAAAGAAAACCAATCCATGGTTATTGACAACTTCTCAGAAGATCGTGGCGCACAAACTACTACTTCAGAAGATCGTGGTTTGTCTGTTGACGAAGCTGAAAAAGCTTATACAGACGTCTTCTTGAAAGCTGTTCGTGGTAAATCCCTGAACCAAAACGACTTGAACGTATTTGAAAAAATCAAAGAAGTCCGTGCTGTTCCTAACGCTTCGCCTTACTTGACTTCTAAAACTGACGCTGACGGTGGTTTGATTGTACCGAAAGATGTTCAGACTAAGATCAACGAGTACAAACGTCAATACCACTTTGAATTGCAAAACCTAGTTGATACTGAAACGGTATCTAAACCCTCTGGTCTACGCGTATTCGAGAAACTAGCTGCTTCGACTGCTTTTGCCAATATTGACGAATGGGATGACATCGCTGAAGTCGGTACTCCTCAATTCGAGAAAAAGGAATATACGCTTGCTCAGTACGCTGGTATTTTGCCTATTCCTCGCGTTCTGTTGCAAGACACTGACGCTGCTTTGATGGACACAATCGCTAAGTTCATTGCGCGTAAAACGATCATTACTCGTAACGCTCAAATCTTGGCTAAGATTGTTGCTACTTACTCTGCACCTACAGCAATCGTAGGTTTGGACACATTCAAAGATATCTTGAACGTTACTTTGGACGCTGTGTTCGCTAACAACGCACAAATTATCACTAACCAAGATGGTTTCAACTACTTGGACAAACTAAAAGACGGAAACAACAACTATGTGTTGCAACCGGACGTTACTTCTCCTACTGGTAAATCCTTGTTAGGTAAAGCTGTTGTCCTTGTTCCTAACCGTGAACTACCTTCTACTGGTAACGGTACTACGACTGACAAAACTGCACCGTTCTACATTGGTGATATGAAAGAAGCAATCAAGTTCTTCGATCGTGGAACTTATGAAATCACTTCTACTGAAGTTGGTGGAGCTGCCTTCACACGTAATAGCTTGGATATCCGAGTGATTGATCGTTTTGGTGTAGAAGCGTGGGATACTGCGGCAGTTGTGGCAGCGAACGTTATTGTAGATCCTAAAACAGCCTAATAGAGAGGGTGGTTTGATTGACCTATAAAGTCATTAGAACCTTCAAAGATGGTCAATCCAAAGAACTACACGTCTACCGTACTGGTGACGTGTTTCCCTTTGGGTATGAAGTGAGCGAATCACGTATTGCAGAATTATCTGGTTCTGACAACGCTATCGGTATGCCGCTCATTATTGAAGTTATTGACAAAGACAATGTTAAAGAACCTCTTGTCAAAGTTGAAGTTCAACCCATTGCTGAAGTAGAAAAACCAAAACGAAAACGCACAAAGAAAGTAGTCCAAGAGGAGGGGTAACGAATGTTAGTATCTCCACAAGATGTGCTTGATGCGCAACGTTATGATCCTGAAGAATTGCCATTCGTTACAACATTAGTCCTGGGCGCAGAAGCGTTTTTGAAAAGCGCAGGTGCATATAGAGAACAAAACGACCTTACGCCTACAGTCATTCACTTGATTGTGGGTTTTTGGTTGGATAATCGCGATTCAAACTATACGGAATATGTAAAAATAGGCGACTTTCCACTAGGTGTGCAAGCATTGGTAACAAGTCTTCAGTATAGCGCAGAGGATGTGATCGTCTAATGGCAAAACGTACTCGAACAAGTGATATGCGAAACAAGGTTGAGTTCTTTAGTCAGACTGAAACCTTTGACTATCAGAGCGGCAGTTACGTCCTCTCATGGGAATCACAATTCACCTCTTGGTGTAGGGAAACAACCATTTACCGCGAACAACTCGAAGCTGCCATTGGTGGTGCGAATGTTCTACGTGATCGGAAAGAGTTTATCACTCGTTACAACGAGAACATTGATACTACCTTACGTTGTCTATACAAAGGGAAGATGTACGAAATATCCATCGTTGGTGACACCAGAGGAGATAGACGAGAAACACGTTTCCTTGCTGAATCAATCCTTGATGGAGGTGGTTGATCGTGGAATTTGAAATGATGAACATTGACCAACTATTGACCATGCTTGACGAAACGCAGACAAGGGTTACTCGTGGGGTAAACAAGGTTTTAAAAGAATCAGGTGAACCTCTGAAAGAAGAAATATCTCAAAGGATCAACCGTACAGACCTTGATCGTATTCACGCAGAGGACGATGTTCAAATGACAAATGTAAAGTCTGAGAACAATGGTTTGAATAAATACATTGAGGTTGGTTACGGACGCGCGACTGGTTGGAGGATGTACTTCGTTGAATATGGTACTTACTCTCGATTCAAAAACGAGGGTGGAGCAAAAGGGGTTAGACCTCAACATATTATCCAGAAGTCCACCGAAAGTCAGAAATCGAACGTGCTGAAGATTCAAAAAGAAGGTCTTATTAGAATATTAAATCTACGTGGAACAGGAGGGGATTAAATGCTATTCAACTGGAAACCGATACTGTCCAAGGTGTTTATGACAAACACCATTGTTTCTGAATATGTCGGAAAAACCGCAAACGGCAACCCTGTCATTGGTAGCTTGACCATGCCTTCCGGTATCTTCCCTGCCATTGAGTTCCACGAGGTTTCGGGGTTTGACAATAGTTTCAATGATGATGAACTTTATTCACGGAAATACAACTATCAAATCAGTATCTTTTCTCAAGACAACTCACATTATAAGGTTCAAAACACCATTGACTCGCTCATGCGCTCTCTTGGTTTTACTTGTTATCACAACGATGAAGTCTACGAACCAGATGTAAAAGTGTTCCACAGAGTTCTATTGTACTCAAGGACACTATCAAATGAACAAGCTTCTATTTTGGAAGCCAAATACCTATAAAAGAAAGAGGTAATTATATGCCAAGAATTGGATTTAAAAATCTATACGCTGCTGTCATGGACGAAACGACGGATACTGACGGTGGAGTAGTAACATACCAAGCACCATTCAAAATCTCAAACGCAATTACAGGAGGTTTCACACCACAGACAAGTGAAGCTTCACTATACTCTGACGACACACAGTCTGACTATATCTCGAACATTACAGGCTATGACATCACGCTAAACACTCGTGATCTTACCCCTGCAATCGAAGCTAAGTTACTAGGTCTTGACGTGGACGAGAACGGTGGTATTTCTCATACTTCTCGTGCCAATGCGCCATACGTTGCTTTGATGTTTGAATCGGATATGTCTGACGGTAAAACTGAATTTAACGTTTTCTTTAAGGTGAAATTCAACCCTGTCCAAAAAGACGTATCGACTAAAGGTGAGAACATTGAGTTCCAAACACCTTCTATCACAGGACGAGCAATCCCTCGTATCGCTGATGAGTTGATTGACTTTGTTCTTGTTGGTGGTGTTGGTGCTACCGCCGAGGTTAAAGCTGTTACCGATACTTGGTATGATGCGCCTGTCAAACCGACACCTGTAGTAATTCCGTAACGAACTAAATTAGGCTATCTGAAAAGGTAGCCTTTTTTATTTTCAATCTATTAAAAATAAGGGGTGTTTTAAATGGAGTTAAAACTCACATTGGACGGAAAAGAGAAAGTATATAAATCAGGTATTATCACAGGACGCATGTTCAGACGATCTGTTGAGGTTAGAAAGCAATTCTTTGACGGTGAACTGATGGGTGAGAATTACGGTGTAGACCAGTTAGATGAAGTTGTTGAGTTCATTGTAGATTACTTTGGAAAACAATTTACCTCTGATGATTTCTACGATGGATTCATGTTTGCAGATGCTCAAGAGTTCGTTCTGTTATTCCTGAAGGTGCTAAACAACATTCAGACAAATGAAGAGAAGTTCAAAGGCGATGTCGACTCTGTGGGAAAGTAGTATCTGACACTCTTGACCCCCCTGTTTTTATTAGAAAATTCTATAGTCATTTAATTGAGAAATATGGTTGGACAGTCAGTCAGATTGAGAATGAAGACTTTTGGCTACTATACGATCTTGAGTATGGTGATTGGAAGTCAGACGCTAATGAAGAACCTGTCCAATATATAGATCAAGTACGTGCTATGTATCGGTAATTGATAAGGAGGTGCATAGGTGGCAGAAGATATATTTAATCTACGAACGAAAATCTCTATGGACACAGTTGACTTCAACAGTTCTGTCCAAGAGGTTACTCGTGAAATGAAGAAACTCAAGTCTGAAACCAAACTCGTTGACGCTGATATGAAACTATATGGTAGAACGAATGAGGGTTTGGGAGAGAAGGTAAAAGTTCTCACAAAACTTGAGAGTGGTCACATTTTAGAAATCAAAAACGCACGAGCAGAATATGAGAAATATCGCAAAGAGTATGAGTTGAACGGAAACACTTTAGACAACAACTCTAAGAAAATGGACAATGCAATCAACAAGGAGACAAAACACAAAGCTGAGTTAGCTAAGACTCGTGCTGAAATGGGCTTGTTGAATACCGAGATTTTGAGAAACGATAGTGCGCTCATTCAATGGGGAAACAAACTAACGACATCTGGCGATAAGATTAACAAAGTTGGGCGAGCAATAGATGGTACAGCTAACACTTGGTTGAGAGTATCTGGTGTGACTCTCGCTGCAACAACTGGTCTGGTGGCTTCTGCCGTACAGTGGGAATCTTCTGTTGCAAGTATGGCTAAGACGATTGACGCTACTCCTGCTGAATTTGATGCTTTGTCTGGTTCGATTAGGGATATGGCTCTTGAGATACCTGTGAGCGCTGCAAGTCTTGCTGAGTTAGCTGCTACTGCCGGACAGTTGGGAATTGAAACACCAAACATTGCGGAGTTCACTGAAACAGTTGCTGCCATGGGCGTTTCGACAAATATTACGGCTCAGGAAGCGGCTTCGGCTTTCGCCCGGATAGCGAATATCACTGGTATGTCACAGGATGATTTTGATAGATTAGGTTCTTCTATCGTAGAATTGGGAAACAATTTCGCGACAACGGAATCAGAAATTACAGACATGACATTACGTCTGGCCGGTGCCGGTACAACTGTCGGGTTGACAGAACCAGATATCTTAGGTCTTGCTACCGCATTGAGTTCATTAGGTATTGAGGCTGAATCGGGGGGGTCCAGCCTATCCAAATTAATGGTAGAAATCCAACTAGCCACCTCTCAGGGTGGTGACTATCTACAACAGTTCGCAGATGTAGCCGGAATAACCGCAGAAGAATTTACCACATCTTTCCAAAATGATCCGATTACAGCTATCACAGCTTTCGTAGAAGGTCTTGGTAAGATTGACGATGCAGGCGGATCGTCTATTGAAACTCTCGACAATATGGGTATATCTGAAATTCGTATGCGTGATGCTTTGCTACGTTTGGCGAATGGTTCGGATATTTTAACAGACGCTGTCAAAACTTCCAATACCGCATGGGAAGAAAACACAGCATTGCAAGAAGAAGCTGACAAGCGGTATGAAACAACGCAGTCACAATTAGAAATTATGAAAAACAAACTCATGGAAGTCGCTATCAGCGCAGGCGAAGAACTACTCCCTGCTTTGAATGACATCATTGATGATATGGATCCTTTGGTTGAAAGTCTTTCTAACGCTGTCAAATGGTTCGCAGACCTCGACAGTTCTACTAAAGAAGCCGCGCTCAAGTTCACTGGTTTTGTTATTGCCGGAGGCCCTGTTCTAAAAACACTTGGTGGGGTCACTAAAGCCCTTGGTACAGGTGTTGGTGGTATTGGTAAAATGATCGGTGCTTTGGGTGAAATGTCGGTCAAACATAAATCCGTAGCAGGAACTGCTACTGAGCTTGCGGGTAGTGTTGCAGGAGTATCTGGTTCTCTCGGTGGTGTTACTGGTAGTGCTAGTGCTGCCGGAGGTGCTGCTGCGTTATTCACGAACCCTTGGGTGCTTGGTATTGGTGCTGTCGCTTTGGCTGCCGCCGGAATCGGAACACTGATTTACAACGAAATGACTAAAGATTCCAAAAATCACGAAGCCTCTATCGACGCTACGAAAGGGAAGTATGAGGATTGGTTTGAAACTGTCACAGAAGGTGCAAAAGGTGTCGTTTCCTCACAAGAACAGATTCAAGGGGCAACGAAGGCTACAGCTTCCACTTATGGTGAAACTGTTGAGCGACTGAAGAAACAGAATACAGAAGTTGTAGAAGCTGCAAAGCGTGAATGGGAAGGGTACACCGATTGGAGCGGTCATAATGCTGAAAATATGTATTCCTCTGTAGCCGTACAAGTTGATGGTGTTGGTGAAAAACTTAAAGAGCTGAAGCTTAGTGACGGTCAGATTTCTGATATTGAAGACAGCTATATGAATTATCGTGTGATTGTAGGTAATACGATGACTGAGGTACTGAATACATTTGCTGAAGGTAAGGTTGTGACCGCAGATTTAGCAAGTGCTACGATAAGTTCCAACAATGCTGTCACTGAGGAAATTGTGGCAGGACTGACTGAACAAAGAGATGCTGAAGCTACACGGATTGATGAGATGTTGGCAAACAACGTCATTACGGAAGAAGCATACAACCAGTTAAGACAAGAGAACGGTATGCACTATGCGATGATGATTCAAATCACCCAAAATGCCAACGCAGAAATCAACGCAATATTGGCTGAAGCTTCCAGAGAAGGTAAAGAACTCACCGCAGAGCAAGTTAGTAGTATGATTACAAGTTATACAACGCTTGCTTCCAACAGTGGTAAGAGTATGTCTGACATTGCGGAAGCACAAGATGCCCTCGGTCAAAATATGCGAGATATGGTTAGTGATGTTGCTGTCGAGGCCTTGGTTCAGGCTGGCGCTATATCCGCGAGTGCTGGTGAGCAAATCAAAGCTTTGGATAGTGTTGAGGGTAAGGTTGATGCGCTCAAGGGTGCTTTAGACGAATACAATCAAACCGGTGTACCTCCGAAGTCTATTGTTGTAAGTTCTAATGCCTCTGAGGTAGCAAGTGCTACAACAACAACCCTTCAGAACATACCAGATGAAGATGTAATCATAAGGGTAAAACAGGAGATTGCTGAAGCAACAAAGTATACCAACGCTCTTGGGTTATACAACGGTACAAACTTCCATAGAGGTGGTTTGGCAGTCCTTGGTGATGGTGGTAAACGTGAACCATTCCTAACCCCTGACGGACATTTTGGTGTGTCACCTGCTGTAGATACAATGTATGACTTACCTCGTGGATCAAAAGTCTGGTCAAGTATTCAGAAGTTCAAATCACAGGCTTCAAATAACGACTATTTGAGATCGTTCATGAACCAACTACCTAAGTTTGCAACTGGTACACAAAAGTCATTTCTTGATTCACCAAAGATGCCAAACGTCTTTGGTCAATCTCAAGTTGTATCACAACCTGTTGTCAACGTATATCAAACGATAAACAGTCCAGACCCAATCGACGCACGAGAATCAGCTAGACTTTCAAAAATAAACATGCAGAACCTCGGTTATATGTTGAGTAGAGGATAGGAGGGAATCAATGGAAAAATTAGTATATACAAATACCAACGGTGAGTCATTAGTGTTTTCCAATGCGAAACCTTTTATCCTCTCGACAAAGGATGGGTTTTCGAGTGTTGAAAATATAATCACCTCGCAGAAGAACTTTGGTCAAGACGGTGAAACGTTTGTCTCACACAGCCTTGCGGTCAGGAATATCTCATTTAGTGGAACGATCGTGGGTAAAGATAAGAGTGAACTACTATCCCACAGACGCTCCCTTGTCAGAGTATTCAATCCAAAACTAGCAGGAACTTTGTACTATGAGAACGATAACGGAAACTACGAGATTGATGTGATTCCAGAGTTCGCCCCTGTTATTGGTGAGAATGATCTGCAAGGATTCAGGAACATGAAGCCGTACAACGTTACGTTAAAAGCCCTTGATCCTTATTGGTCTGACACCTCTTTGACAGATGGTTTGATTCCTCTGTCCACAGTAGAACCTATGTTCAGTTTCCCTTTGAATATCACAACGAACTACGTCTTTGCTACGGCTAAATCCGGTGAGATTATCAAGGTTTCAAACGATGGTGACATCGCGGTTGGTGGGGTGTTCAGACTGAAACTTGCTGTTACGGTTGTGAATCCTAGGATATACAACATCTACACACAAGAGTTCTTTGGTTTTACCGGAACGTACACTTCGGGAACAATTCTTGAAATCAGTACGGTTCGTGGTAATAAGTACGTCAGAAAGTTCACTACAGTTTGGGAGAACGCAATGCCTGAACGGACAGTAGGTAGCGCCTTCTTACAGATGGATCTCGGAGACAACTACCTTCAGATTCAAGCGACAAGTGGTGTTGAGGGTTGTCTTGGTGAACTGGAATTTACTCCTAAGATTATGGGGGTATAGCAATGGAAATAGAAGTATTCAAACGTATATCAGGAGTGTATGAATCGGTCAACTTGATTGACCAATTCTCCTCCTTGATGATTAACAAACGGTACTACAAAACATCTGACTTTCAACTACAGGTTGCACCAAGTGACGAGACGATTGAGTATCTCGTTCCAAGTAACTGTCTGTTGATAGAAGGTGTTTTTTATTATATCGACAACGTGGTTTACAGTGAGCGAGAACATTCCCTTTTCGTCAGTGGGATATCACTTTTCGGACTCCTGAAGAATCGTGTGATCTGGTCTAATTTCTCCTTATACCAATCACCTCTATTGATCGCTCAACAGATCCTGACAGAGAACGTAACAGCACCAATCAACACGAACAGAACCCTTGACTTCTTCCTCATAACTGCTGACATGGTTGTTCAATCGAGCATTCAGTATCAAAACAGTTATGGAATAGTTCGTGACGAGATCGAAAGCCTATGCGAAACGTATGACTTTGGGTTCAAAGAGACTCCAACAGATTTACTCGAACCATCTTGCAATGTCCATTTCTATAAAGGATCGGACAAATCAGGTTGGATTGAGTTTTCAATAGATAATGAAATGTTGTTTTCAGAAACATACGAAGCGAACGATTATGACGAATCCACAACAGCACTTGTCGCAGGTGAAGGTGAAGGTATCGCTAGAACGATTGTAACCTTGAACGAGAGCATAACCGGACTGGATAGGAAAGAGTTGTATGTTGACGCACGAGACTTACAGTCTGACAAAGGTGAAGTAGTTCTCACAACAGAGGAGTACAACAACCTTTTAACAACGAGGGGAAATGAAAAGCTTTCTGAAAAGCAAGCAATCCTCCTGTTAGACGGTGACGTGAATATCAACTCTGAACTTTACAAGTATGGTATAGACTACGATCTTGGCGACAAGGTGTCTGTTTACAGTGAACGCTTCAAAGTGTCAACAGTAAAAACACTCACTGAAATGCAAGAAACGTGGGATTCAAAAGGTCACTTCTTGACACCGACTTTCGGTAAGAGAACACCTACAATCATTGATTACATTAAAAGAAAGTAGAGGTGACTTGATTGGCAATTAGCAGTTTTCCTTTTCAAAGCATAACAAACGACAGACAGTATAGCGACTTAGACTTCGCTAACTACTTTGCACAATTCTTCAAGAATGGGGTTGCGGTTGGTGTCGGAACAGGTTTACAAGTCAAAGCAACAAACCCTGTCAGTATGAGTGTACTCGTTGGTACTGGTGGCGCATTGGTCAACGGTAGACAACTGACAAACAACAGTGACCATTCCATCACACTGACCGCAGCAAGCACGACGGTAACACGAGTAGACAGTATTGTTGTTCAAATGAACCTACCTTTAAGGCAAGTATCACTTGTATACAAAGAGGGTGTCACAACTGTTCAACGTGACGCTAATATTTATGAATTGCAACTCGCAACAATCACGGTACCGCAAAACGCAGCGACGATCACCTCGGCTAACATCACTGACAATCGAGCAAACACTACTGTCTGTGGTTACAGTACACCATTTACCGAAGTGAATCTCCAAAGCTTACAAGATCAATACCAAGCGATGTTAGACGAAGCATTTACCACTGTTCAAACAGGAATGAACGCAGACGCTACAACACTTGAGACTTTGCTGACAAACCAACAGGCACTGTTTGATACGTGGTTTGCAGGGCTACAGGACACGCTGACAACCAATGTCGAGGCCAATTTGCAAGCGCGGATTGATGCCTTAGATGCCGGAACGCTATTGGCGACTATTACGCACAATCTTAATCAGTATCCGCATGTCCGGGCGTTGGCTTGGGACTACGGTATCGGTCTGATTGGGCTAGGTAACGAAGCGGCCGGATTGTTTGGCGGGTCCAATGTCATGACGGTACCTTGTTCGGTTGAGTACCTGAATAAGCAAGGGCTGAAAGTCAGCATCCCGGTCGGCTATGCGATGGTAACGCCTGTAATTACACAACTCAATGCGCGCGAATGGCTGCTTACAAGCGGCACAAAATCGCTGCAGATCACACTAATGGAGGTAAACTAATATGGCACTAACACCAATTATCAAAGGCATGGCAGACGGCGCGGAAGCAATCCAAGCTAACTTTGCCGCAATCGGCATCACAGAAACAGGCAGTAATGCAAATGGAACCTATGTCAAATTCAGCGATGGCACTATGATTTGCCACGGCCATATTGACCTCGGCTTACTCAACATGCAAAGCCCATGGGGAGCGTTGTTTATTTCGGCGTGGGTTAATATTACTTTTCCAGCCACCTTTATTTCTAAACCGTCCGTTGATGCAAATATGGAGAACGACACAGGTGACGGGGCGATGTGGATGGGTACAGCATCTACTACTAGCACTGGTACCGGTCGATTTGTAAGGGCGACAGCTTTGACGTTCCAGGCAACTGCCGGCTGGACGGCTATCGGGCGGTGGAAATAAATGTTTATCAAATTGACGCCGCAGTACAATCCGGATCGCGTTATAACATATACATTTGAAAATGAAGCAATCACAGCCACGGTTGACGGTGTGACGGATTCCTTTGATTTTTCAAAAATGAGTAAAATTGATCCGCGTCTAATCAAAACAGCCCTCCCGCTTAACCCAATCGTACATGCCGAACGGGTGGGCGGGGAGTTGTACGTGACATTGATCAATTATATAAACAAACAAGCGACGGAAATGGAATTGTTCCCGGAATTTATGGAGGTGTAACGCATGGCAGAAATCACAAACGCACCAACAGAGCTGTCTAAGGTCATCCCGGTATCGTTTAAAATCAATGATGTCAACGTAGCTACAACCGGAAAGCTGCAGACAGGCAAGCAATTTAATACCTCGGACACGGATGCATGGCTGAAATTTGATTTAGAGGGGCTGTCCGCGGGTGGGGCCTATGATTTGACGCTCATCAACTTGGACGAGGCGCCGGATAACTCAATATTTAAGCACACCGATATCGTCTTTTCCGGTGTTCCTTTTTATTACAAATTGGATTCAGGTTCCAATCTAGAAACGAATGAAATCCGCCACGCTGGTCGCTGGCTTGGCCAAGTCGTTGTGCGGATGGAAAATGGGGACACCACTTCCCGCCAGTTCGTTTTTTCGATCGCCGGGCACATCCTGGACGGAAAAGTGGCACAAGTTGTCCTGCTTGAAGACTATAATGCTTTGATTGCGATGATAAACGCGTCAAAGGATTTATTAACGCAGTACAACGTTGATTATGC